GTTCTCCTATTAACCAAACTTTTAACCCCTTTGCCGTACCATCTCCAACTTGGTCTATTATTATTTCGATTTCGCTATCGTCGGCTAAGTCATTGTCTGAAATAGTTTCCCTTGTAGCTGCCGTTGTAGAAGTCTTTTCCGTGTTGTCTATGGTTAGCTTTGTGCTAAATATTGTAACTCCGTTTTCATGTACATCCACCGTAAAGATGTTTCCTGAAGCTTGAGCCGTAGTTAACGAAGCACGAACCGAAGTTAAAGTCATTCTAAACGGCATCCTAAAAGTTAATTTAGTTCCCGTAGTTAAGGCAGTCGTTTCATCACTACAAACTAGAAATATATCTGCAGGGAGTTTTGTTTGAGCATAGGCACGAATATTAGCACCCGTAACGCTCTTACTTACATACGATGCACCCGATACCTCAGAAATAGGTAAAAGGTCGGTAGCAGCCAATGGCGCACCCTTTGCCGTTAATTGTGAAAACTTCTTATCTGCCATTTTCCTCGTTTTCTATTTCTTCCTCTACTCTTATGTAATTACCATGAGCCTCTGCTTCCTCTAAAGATAGCGTTTCGATACACCCATTAGGAAATAACATTCTATATTTTACAAGTATCATCGTGGAGTAGTAAATTTCATTTTGAAAAACATATAATCTACATCAGTAGTTCTTGCCGTTGTTCCTGCTGATTTCTGTAAGAAATTGCCCAATCCAAACTGACGAGCTGCTCCTGTAGGTATATTTGTTGTATGTGTACCAACAAGAGTATCATTGATATAGAATTGCACAGATGTTCCTGCTGCGTTTACATCGATTCGTAATTTTTGCAAGTTAGTGTTGTCAATAGCCACAGAAGAAGTTGTGAATGTTCTGACACTATTTGATGCCGTAACTAATTGCCAGTTTCCACTTGCAGCAGAACCTGTACTTACACCTTGAGAATCGTACAAAAAGAATGCCCCATCAACTTGATTTATAACTCCAGATGTATCAAAGAATCCACAGATATATTGAAACGTATCAGTACCATCAGAGTTGACATTAACTCTTGTCAGTATTTCATATCTGAATGGATTAACACCAAATTCATAATTGGTAAATCCTGTATTAAATCTATAGCCTCCATTAGTATTTGTCGCAGTTGACATTCTTATTGTTGAATATGAACTTTGATTTGTTACCGTACCACTATTTATTGCCACAGAATTCAAGAATTGAGTAGAAGAAGTTATATCAAAATCTTGTAGCCATTCAATACCCCAATCTCTATACGTTGCAGCTATTGGATGCCATCCCCATTAAGATTTATAATACTCGTATCTATCTCGTGTTTTTTTAAATATCATAGTACCCACCTCAGGAGAAACTAAAGCATCTCGCTCTGCTTCGGTATATTGTGGGTGTATATAATTTAAAATATCTGAGCCGTAAACACTTTTACTTACATAACCGCCTAGACCATCGTTTTCCGAAATCATTAATAAATCGGTACTAGCTAACGCAGTTCCTTTTCCGTTTAGTTCGCTAAATTTCTTTTCTGCCATCGTTTATTATTTTATCTTTCTAACATTGTCTCGCCACTCCAAGAAGCATCGTAAATAGAACCCCATCCACCTGCTAAGTCGTTTAAGGTAGTTTCGTTTATTACTAAAATAGAATCCTCCGTAACTGCGAACTCAAACGCCTCAGTAATAACATTAATTACCTCTTCGCCCGTTCCTATTACTTGCCCATCAGCACCCCAACTAATTGGGTTTAGAACTCCTTGCCCCCATCCTATCGTGTTTGACATCTTTCTCTACTTTCTTTAAGTATAACTTTAACTTCTTTATATTGTTGTCTTTCGGTTTGTACTTCTTCATAGAACCCAGCCAGTAAAATTATTGTCCGTTCTTGGGTACATATCCCCGTTAGAGTTAGAATTGTACTCAGGAAAAGACGAATTATTAAAACTCATGTAATCAACAAATCTTTGTGTGTAATGATGTGCTATTTGTCTTTGCTTTTCTACTAAAAAGTCAACTTCGTTTTTCTCTACCGTATCCGCATTTTCGCTATTGTGCTTATATACCCCCTTATTTGCTATTGTATAGGCTGCAAATGGCAAATATTCTACCATAGCATAGTGTATAAGCATAGGCTTAATATAGTCCGTTAGAAGGGCTAAATAAGGGTTAGCTAAAGTGGAAGTAGTAATGTCCGCTTTAATCTTATTTAATAGGTCAGTTCCTAGTATCCCTTGAATATGTACGTCTTGCGCTATTTTGATAAATTGTATAAACTTATCCGTGTCCACGTTACCATTCAACGCCGTGAACTTTACTACGTCTGTTCGTGTTATTAAAAGTGCCTCTGCCATTTTTTAATCTTTTGGTAAAAACCCTCTATTAGGCATGTCAATAGGTCTATCCGCTACTAGTTCGGGGTTCTTTATTACATATCCGTATTTTTCAGCTTTACGCCCTGCTATAACTCGTGCTTTTGGCGAATTAACGTCTATTCCTACGCCCTCAAAACTTGCATACACTCTTTTATTCCACAAATGGTAACAATTACCGCCACCTTTGTAAAACCAAATTGAATAAGTATTCGTACCTCGTGGACCCCATCCCTCATTTACCGCTTGACTTCCCATTTGTATAATGTCCTCTTTTCGGTAAATCTTTTTAGCTTCCATCATCTTTTTACAAAATGGTCGGCTTTTTTCCGTTGTCTTACCTGCGTAAACATACCTAGTAATAAACTTAACGCCATCTATTACCTCATCTTGTTCACTCTTTGAGTTAGGTCTAGCACTTCCCGTTGAAACAAGGTTAACTATTTTGTCAAATAAGGACAATTTAACGCCGTTTAAGAGCATTTCGTTCTCTTTGTCATCGTTGTCATAGTCAACAGGACTTTCGTCTATTAGAAGCCAGTTTTCGTTAGGCTCTTCTCCTAAGTCAATTAATGCTTGTGCTACTTTGTCATCTTGTGAACTTAATTCTACGCCAGTTTCCTCTACTACTTGCTCTTTGGTCATAGCGTTTTCAAGGTCGGTAAACTCAAGTGGTTTAAGTGTTCTAAAGTATAGATTAAGACTAACTCCGTTATATGCTAAAACTTTGTCTAAAGCATTTAAAATAACTTCTTGCTTCGGTCTTATTACTAGGTTATCGAATAACACGAAAGAGTTTTGCAACTCATCAGCATTAGAACTAAAGCCAGTAGTAGAAGCAATACCAAAAAGTAAAGGCGAAGTTACATTGTGAGAAAGCATTATCTTACGCATACACTCCTCACTTAAAGTATTGTAAAGGTCGGGCGCATCGTTTACGGGCATCGCATCCACCGTAGTCTTGCTTTCTTGGTTATTGTTGAACGCTACAATTACCTTATGCCCATCCGTTCCCGAAAGTTGGCTAAGAACCTTTGACTTAATAGCATCTTGTTCTTCGGGTGTAGGAACTCCGTTATTAAAGTTTACTACTATACGCCCCGAAAAACCTCTCTGAACCTCGTTAATCAAATAATTCGATATCTCTTCTTCTAGAACTGCGTAAGGTATTCCCCCTTGATAGTCCACATAGGAAAAATACTTCATGCCTACCGAATAAGGCTGAACAAAAAGTATTTCTACCTTCTCTTTACCGAATCCAAAAGCAGGGATTCTTTCGGGTGTATAGTTTCTAGTGTCTTCCCAATTATTTGAGTAGTAGTACGCCTCTATTTGTCCGTCTTTATTGCACTTCTCAGGTGCTAACAAATGAACGGGAATATGATATAACTTCTGAACCTTCTTTCTATCGCTCGTATAATGTACTTGGAACGCTGCTTGTCCTAACATCTCAAAGTCTAAAACCACCTTACGCAAGTCTTCAGCACTAAGCATAGCCATAACTTGAGCATAGTCGTTAGGCTTCTTGTTCGCATCCGTAGCACTTAACCCCTTTCCATAGATTAAACGAGAGATATTGTTTATAATAGCGTTGTTTGTAGTAGAGTTCTTGTATCTATCCATAAGGAAAGCATAGTAAGAGTTATTCTCGCCATACGTCACCCATTCGTTACGCTTACTTTCCTCTATAGTTGGTGCTTCGTATTGCGCCAACTTTAAAACGTGTATATTACTCATATAAAATGAAATCGTTATTTGATGTATTTACTACGTACTGACCATTATTTACGCTAAATGTCGGTATAGCTTGGTTAGTACAAAATACCTTGTCCTTAAATACTACATTCGTGTTTTGTCTAAGGGTCAAAGTATAAAAATGATTCTCTTTTAAAGAAAAGGTAGCCGTAATAGTGGTGTAATATTGACCTACGACACTACTTGTAATTGCCACTACCGTAGTAACACCCGTTTGCTCATCCGTTATTTGTAAATTATTGAATGTTCCCGAACGAGGAATAAACGAAAATGTTTGTGGTGTCGCTATCTCTTGCAGAATAATCATATCTTATTAACTCATGTTTAGCTAAATTGTTTTTAAAAGAAAAAGGGAGACCTAAGCCTCCCCTTCCCAAACAACTATGAAACACACTATGAAGTAACGATAGTAGCGTTAGAAAGCAAAGTTACTAAACCTGCCTCAGTAGAACAATCTAACATATTCGCTGCAATATTCTCTTGACCTACAAAAGTCAAAGTATATCCGTTCATGTCACCCATTGCAGTACCATTGGAAATAACTCCCGTAGTCAAATCCATTCCACGCTCTAAACCTGCTAAAAAGTATTGATTAGCACGAGTTCTTACGATGATGTGAGGTCTACCATAAGCTAACAATTTAACCAATTTATGCTTAACGGCACTTTGTCCTTTAAGGTTAACGGTCAATGTTTGCTCTACGAATGTAGTTCCGTTATCACGGCTAGAAGTTATCGTTTGCTCGAAAGAGTTAGCACCCTTCAACTCGAACTTGTACACGTTAGCAACGCCGTTAATATCGTCTATCATATCGGGATAGGTCGCATCAAACGTAAAGTCATTAGGGTAGGCATAGTCCCCGTAATTAATAATATAGATGGCATCAAGTCCTCCGACCTGTGTTTTACATGGCTCAGCCAAGCCGTTGGCAATATCACAAGACATAATTTGTTAATTTTTAATTAGTTACAAAAAAAGGGTGGCAGATATTCCACCACCCTCGTTAATTCAATTAGTAAGTATTAGTTACCTGTGTTTGTTACACCATAACTAACACAATCTCCACCGAAAACATATTTAACATCAGCAGTAAAGCGCATAACTACACGAACATTTTGAGAACCATCAAGGTCAGCCATGTCGATAACTTTAACCTCGTTCAAGTCAGAAAGAAGACCAGTTGCGAAGTGAAGGTTAGAAGTAGTAGTCAACAAACCTCTATTGTCAGACATTCCGTTAGCAAGGAAAATCGGAATACCATCGAAAGAAAGAGACCCGTTAGTGTACCATTGTGTACCCAAGTTGTTAGTACCATTAGCACCAAGACCTGAAGAACCAAACCCACCCAAAGCACGGATATAAGCACGTACGATGTTAGAAGAAAGGTACAATTTAAGGTCGGGTTGTCCATACAAACGTGAAGGACAAGCATCAACGATAGAACCAATTTGAGCAATTACGTTACCTGCGTTAACACCACCACCGACAGCAGCAATCTCTTGAGCAGTTGGTTGGTCAGGCTCGTTAGTAAGTTGTCTCATGATTCCTGCAAATTCACCAGCAGAAGCGTTGTTACCTTCCCAAATAACGCCTTCCATGTGTGAAGCTACCTTCTCAGCTACGTGAGCAATAAGGAAGTCAGAGAAAGATTTAGGCATTACATCGAATGCTCCGTAACCCATCTCAGCAGCCTGCCAAGTTTGGTGAAAATCTTTCTTACAAAGTTGAAGGTTTACTTGGAACTCTTCAGGGTTCAATACCTTTTCAGTAAGAGTAATCGTAGAAGTAGGGTCGAAGTCACAAGTAGCATTCTTGACGATAGAGTCAGTAGCTACCTTTTGGATAACTTGCTTGTACTTTACGTTAGGGTGGATAGTTAAACCACCTTGCTCTAGGGTTGGTGCGCTCAAAAGAGCAGCAGCAATGTACTTACCTGCGAACTCGCCAGCATAAGTAGTAGTAATTGATGTTGTAGTTGGCATCTTTTTACGTTTTTAAATTATTAAATTATTTATTAAGTTTTTCTAGTATAGAATCCATAGTAGTTCTTGGTCTTTTAGAAGCGATTTTATAGAACTCAGATGGGTTCGTTTTTTC